GTATACAACTACGACCGTGGCGAGGACACCAAGGCAATCGACAGCGACACCGAAAAGGCACTTGCAATCCTGATTCGGGACTACAATTAACCATTTTCTTATCCAAAATATATCGGGAAAGGCTCTACCGAATGGTGGAGCTTTTCTCATGAAAGGAGGCGGTTATTTGAAAAAGCTGAAAAAATACACACCAACAGAATTCATGGCAGAAGATTCCCACTACGACAAATCCGCCGCCGACTACGCAGTCAATTTCATCGAATGCCTGTCACACACCAAAGGCACATGGGCAGGCAAGCCGTTCGAACTTCTGGACTGGCAGGAACGTATTATCCGTGACCTGTTCGGTGTGCTGAAGCCCAACGGTTACCGCCAGTTCAATACGGCATATATCGAAATTCCGAAGAAAAACGGAAAGTCGGAGCTTGCCGCCGCCATCGCTCTGCTGCTCACCTGTGGTGATGGCGAGGAACGTGCGGAGGTTTACGGCTGTGCTGCCGACCGACAGCAGGCTTCCATCGTTTTTGAGGTTGCCGCCGATATGGTGCGGATGTGTCCTGCACTGAATAAGCGTGTGAAAATCCTTGCATCGCAGAAAAGAATCGTCTATATGCCGACCAATTCTTTCTATCAGGTACTTTCGGCAGAAGCGTACTCCAAGCACGGTTTCAACATCCACGGCGTTGTATTCGATGAGCTGCATACGCAGCCGAACCGAAAGCTGTTTGATGTTATGACAAAGGGTTCCGGTGATGCACGAATGCAGCCGCTGTACTTTCTTATCACCACGGCAGGCACGGACACCAATTCCATCTGCTACGAACAGCACCAGAAAGCGAAGGATATTCTTGAGGGCAGAAAAATTGACCGGACGTTCTATCCGGTCATTTATGGTGCGGAAGATGATGCCGACTGGACTTCTCCGAAGGTGTGGAAACAGGCGAATCCTTCCCTCGGCGAGACCATCGGCATAGAAAAAGTTGAAGCCGCCTGTGAATCAGCAAGGCAGAATCCAGGTGAAGAAAACGCTTTCCGACAACTGCGACTAAACCAATGGGTAAAGCAGGCTGTCCGCTGGATGCCGATGGAAAAGTGGGATGCCTGCAACTTTCCCTTTGATGCATCGAAACTGGAAGGACGTGTCTGCTACGGCGGACTTGACCTTTCAAGTACAACCGATATTACGGCATTTGTGCTGGTATTTCCGCCGATTGATGAAGGTGATAAATACTATATCCTGCCGTTTTTCTGGCTGCCCGAAGATACACTGTCCTTGCGAGTCCGCCGTGACCATGTGCCCTATGATGTGTGGGAACGGCAGGGCTATTTGCTGACCACCGAGGGCAATGTTGTTCACTACGGCTTCATCGAAAATTTCATCGTGGAACTTGGACAGCGGTTCAATATCCGTGAAATCGCCTTTGACCGTTGGGGTGCGGTGCAGATGAGCCAAAACCTTGAGGGACTTGGATTTACTATGGTGCAGTTCGGACAGGGTTACAAGGATATGTCGCCACCTACCAAGGAACTGATGCGTCTGACGCTCAACAAAATGATCGCTCACGGCGGTCATCCGGTGCTGCGGTGGATGATGGATAACATTTTCATCAAGCGTGATCCTGCCGGAAATATCAAGCCGGACAAGGAGAAATCCACGGAGAAGATTGACGGTGCGGTGGCTTTGATTATGGCTCTTGACCGTGCAATTCGCTGTGGATTGGGTGATTCTGGGGTGAGTGTTTATGATGAGAGGGAGTTACTTGTTTTATAATTATTGTAAATTTGGAAAATGGTTGTTTAAGATTAACGATTAGATAGCAAGAACTTATTTAACAAGTGTTTATTCCACTCATCTTCACAAATAAAGCTTAGCACAGTCGAATCAAAAGAAAGAAGGTATGAATTTTGATCAAATATAATACTCTTTTTTCTATTTACAACTTGCTTGTCAACAGAGCCAACATAAAGCATATCAAAGAAATCATTCTTTTTGAGTTTCTGACCACGTTCTAACCAAGCACTAAGAAGTGTTTTTATGTATTTAGCTTGATGCTTTGTATATCCCTTTTCCCTGAAAATATCAGGGATTCTTGTTTTAGCTTCCTGTAGAAAAGTAGAGTCAGTAGCAAGGGCGTCAACAACAATCCTCATTATGTGGTCTTCATCAAAACCACTATTGCGTGCTTTTTGAGCTGAATTACACATTACAGTGTATAAATCTTCATGTTCATTTTGCAAGAACGTTACCATTGCATCAATAAACATTTGAAAGATAGCGCAATTTTGAACAAGTAATTCCATGTATTTTTTCTTTAGATATTGCTGTGATTTATTGTTATCAGAATATCCGTCTTTAAGAGCTTTCGTCAATTCTGAAATGTAATCATTCTTCATTTCATTTGAAAAATCAATGCCTAAAAAATGTAAAGCATTTTCTCTTGTATCATCAGATAATGAAGGGAAAGATTTAAGATAATAATCTGCATACAATAAACTAATGGTTAGAAGGAACACATATGCGTGTCGAACCTCTATTTCAATCTTCTTATCAAGCAGTTTGTATGCAAAGGTTTTTAGTGCTTGAAGTGAAGAAAGCGAATTTAGTATGGTTAGTTCATCGGTTGTAAAGATGTGGTCAGTTAGAGTATTAAGAACTTTTATGTTTTTCGCTTCGCAAAAAGAAAGAATACTCTTTATATCTTCTGGATAGTCTCTAAAATGAACTATTATTTCCATCAATACAGAAGAAGGTAAACTCAGGTCTGTACGAGAATCCAAATATTTGCAAAGCTTACTCACATCAAGTATAGGATTACTCTGGGGTAAATGCAGCGTATTTCTACCATGATACCAATATACAGCATTAGCGTCTAAATATATCATAAAAATCACCCTTTTTCAAATAATAACTGCTTTGACAATCTGAAATCCAGATATATTTATTATACCACAAGCCCATACAAAAAGTCAACGAGAGGAGTGATGCACATGGGTATTTTCAGCGGACTGTTCCGGTCACGGGACAAGCCGAAGGACAGCTACGACAGCCCGTCCTACAGCTATTTCTTCGGACGGACTCATGCAGGCAAGCGAGTCAACGACCGCACGGCGATGCAGCAGATTGCCGTTTACGCTTGTGTTAGAGTGCTTTCCGAAGCTATCGCACAGCTACCGCTGCACGTTTACGAATACACCGACAAGGGAAAAGAGCGAGTGCCAAAGCACCCTCTATATTTTTTGCTGCACGACCAACCGAACCCCGAAATGACGAGTTTTGTGTTCCGAGAAACGCTGATGTCCCACTTGTTGATTTACGGCAATGCCTATGCACAGATTATCCGCAACGGCAGAGGTGATGTGATGGGGCTGTATCCGCTGATGCCGGACAAGATCAAGGTTGACCGTGACGAGCGTAACAGGCTCATTTACAAATACAGCCGCTACGATGAGCAGAATCCGAATTTCCGTGAGCAAGGCGAAATCATCCTGCCTGCGGAACAGGTGCTGCATATTCCGGGACTTGGCTTTGATGGTCTGGTCGGCTATTCTCCCATTGCAATGGCGAAAAATGCCATCGGTCTTGCCGTTGCCTGTGATGAATACGGTGCGTCATTCTTTGCCAATGGTGCGTCACCCTCCGCTGTTCTGGAACATCCGGGAGTTATCAAGAATCCGGAGCGAGTACGTGAGGCGTGGCACAGGGCATACGGCAGCGGAAATGCCCATAAGACGGCAATTTTGGAAGAAGGCATGAAGTACACACCGATTTCCATTCCCAATAATGAAGCACAGTTCTTGGAAACGAGGAAGTTTCAGATTGAGGAGATCGCAAGGCTGTACCGTGTGCCGCTGCACATGATCGGCGATCTTGACCACGCCACATTCAGCAATATCGAGCATTTATCCCTTGAATTTGTAAAATACACCCTTGACCCGTGGTTGATTCGTTGGGAGCAGTCGTTGATGAAGGCTCTGCTGTCGGATTCCGAAAAGGGACGGTATTTTATTAAATTCAATGTGGAAGGTCTGCTCCGTGGCGATTATGCAAGCAGAATGTCCGGCTATGCAACTGCAAGACAGAACGGCTGGATGTCCGCTAACGATATTCGTGAGCTGGAAGATATGAATCTGATTCCCGAAGAAGAGGGCGGTAATTTGTATCTGGTCAATGGTTCCATGAGCCGACTTTCTGATGCAGGAATTGCTTATGTTGAGTAAGTAATAATGTATAGAAAAATAATTCATCACCTCTTTTTCAGCTGATTTCCAGTTGTTGATTGTCAAATAAACATTAAATACTCAACATAATAAATTAAGCTGTTCATAAGGAGGCGATACCAGATGAACAGCAATGTTGAGTTTACAATCTTAATGTACATGGCAAGAGATCATATGGAAAACAACGGTTTTTCTCCGACATCGGTTTCTTACTACATGAGAACTTGGCGCAGTGTTTACAACTTTGCACTGAGCAAAGGAATTAATCAGTACAGTGCTGAACTTGCGGAACAATATATGTTAGAGAAATATAACTTAAGGATTGGTGAAAATAGTATTGAAAATACGGCACTATCGCCATATATGACTCAAAAAATACGTGCTCTTCGTGCTTTAACTGATTTCAAGTTAACTGGATTTGTCAATAAAGAAAGCAGGGGTGAAGCAGTAATATGGCCTGTCAATTACAAAGAATCATGTGAGAGATATATGAATCATTTTAGATCTCTCGGCTATAAGGATAGTACTATTCGTAAACATGAATTGATTCTCTGTCGCTTTTCAAAATTTCTTGATACGAAAAACATAAAACCAGAGGAAATCTGTGCAGAGCATATCTATGAATATTACAAAACACTTGCTCACTACTCAAAGGGACATTTAGTAAATGTTCGTATAACTTTGATACATGCACTTAAGGATTTTTACAAAAATGGATACTGTCCTAATGATTTATCTCCATATGTTCCTATGGTACGTTATTATTCAAAATCTAAAGTTGATAAAGTGTGGAGTCAAGAAGAAATATCCAAAATGCTTAAATGCATTGACCGTTCAAATCCAATTGGCAAACGTAATTACGCAATAATGCTTATTGCATCGAATTTAGGTTTGCGTACAAGTGATATTCTGGCACTTACAATGGACAATTTTAATTGGAGAAACAACGAAATAAACCTTGTACAATACAAAACTCAGGAATTGCTATGTCTTCCGTTATCTCCACAAATAGGTTCAGCAGTGATTGATTACTGGAAAAACGGAAGACCTGATACAGTTACAAAAGAAATATTTGTTCAACATACACTTCCATATCAAAAGCTGACAGATGGGATTGTTTATCATATGTTTAATAAATATTACAATGCCAGCGGAATTGCTTCATCTTCAAAAAGAAGACATGGTCTTCATTCACTCCGTCACAGCTTGGCAAGTAGACTTCTTGAAAAAGATACACCAGTAAATGTTATCGGAAATATACTTGGTCATGTAGATTCTAATTCTGTCTCCCATTACCTTAGTATTGATATTGATAAACTCAGACATTGTTCGTTGGAGGTACCTGATTATGAATGATTTTACATACAAAAAGATTTGTTCTGCTGATATACGCAAACTTTGCAATGATTATGTAGAATTGAAACGTGCATCAGGATTAAAATTTGATACAGGTGAAAAAACTCTCAGTCAATTTGCACGCTACTGTGAGAAAACGATTTCTGAAGAAGTTCTCCCAAATGATGCGATCTATAACTGGATAAATAATACTGAAAATCAGTCGTTAAAAACCAAACTGAATAATAATGGCGTTATGACCGGATGGGCACAGTATGTTTTCTCTTTGGGATATGAACCTCTCAGACTTCCATCAATAAGACACACAAGAAATACTGCTTTCATTCCACATATATTTACTGATTCAGAAATGCAGAAAATTTGGAAATGCATTGACAACATAAAACCATCGCACCGATACCCTAACCTTCATCGTTGTATTCCTATTCTTTTTCGGTTGCTTTACGGGTGTGGACTCAGAATAGGTGAGGCTTTGCAAATCAGACGCGGCGATATTGACTTTGCAAAAAACATCATTACCCTTAACCATACGAAACTGGATAAAGAACGGTTAATTCCAATGTCTGATTCTCTGGCAGTCGTTATTAAAAAGTATGTAGAAAGTAATGAATACATTACGAATGATGATTCACTGATTTTCTTCTACACAAAAGATGAACCATTGTCCGAACACTCAGTATATGGACGATTCCGATTAACTCTTGAAAAAAGTGGAATTCCTTATGAAGGTAAGCTTCGTGGACCAAGGCTACATGATTTTCGTCATACATTTGCGGTTAAAACCATGAACCGACTTTCTGATGAAGGAAATGACTTGTATGTAATTCTTCCTATACTGTCAGCATATCTCGGTCATTCTGGAATTGAAACTACTGAAAAATACATTCGGCTAACAGAAGAGAGGCTTTCCACTATTTCGGATTCTATGCAATTGCATCTGCCTGATTTATTCCCGGAGGTAAATGATAATGAGGAATTGTGATACATTCGGTTTCTATCTTAACAAATATTTTTCGGTTTATTTACCGGGACAGCGAGGCTTATCTACAAATAGCATTCTATCGTATAGAGATACTTTTTCTTTGTTTGTATTGTTTTTAAAGACAGACAAGAGAATTCGTCCAGAAAATCTTAATATGTCATTTTTGACTAAGAATGTGATCCTTGAGTTCCTAACTTGGCTGGAAGAAACTCGTGGTTACAGCCTCTCTTCCAGAAATCAACGATTTGTCATATTGAGAACGTTTTGTAAATGGCTGGCAACCGAAAATCCAAAATATCTAAATTTGTCTGAGGATATTTCAGAAGTAAAACTCAAAAAAGCACCGAAGCCAATAATGACGTACTTATCTGTTGAGGCTATGGAATGTCTTTTATTACAGCCGGATTCATCAACGAAAAACGGACTTCGAGATTTAACTTTTCTTGCCTTTACTTATGATACAGGAGCACGAGTAAGTGAGGTAATTGGATTAAAATTTAAAGATATACGTTTTTCCCCACCACCCATCGTTAAAATATCCGGTAAAGGTAACAAAACACGCATCGTTCCGCTTATGCCTCAGACAGTGAACTATATTAAAGAATACATGTCACGATGGCAAATTAATCTTGAAGAAGCTCAGGAACGTTATGTATTTACTAACCAATCAGGCGGAAAACTTTCTCGTGCCGGTGCAAAATATATCCTTGATAAGTATATTTCATCCGGCAAAGCACAAAAACCAATGCTCTTTTCAGAAAAAATATCTCCGCATACCCTCAGACATACAAAGGCTATGCATATGTTGCAAGCAGGCATCAATATTGTATATATTCGAGATATCCTTGGTCATGCAGATTTGAATACTACTGAAAAATACGCAAGAGCAGATACAAGTATGAAACGTGATGCATTGGAAAAATCTGAAATTAAGATGCCGGAAACTGAACAGCAAGCAGCAAATATGCTTGATGATCTTTTGGAGGGCAATGGCATAGAGGATGATATGGCGTATTGGTTAAGAAATTTTGGAAGTCAAAAATAAATAATGTAAAGTAATTCGTATTACTGATAAGCGGAAGTATTGTATTATCCTACATGCTTCCGTTTTACTTTACAGTACTAATTACTCAACATAAGCAATTTTATGTTTAGCTAAACATAAAATTGCATACCAAAAAACTGAAACAAAGGAGGAAACTGCACAATGAAGAAATTCTGGAACTTCGTGAAAAACGAAGATACCGATGAAACGGAACTTCTTTTCAACGGACCCATTTCGGAAGACACATGGTTCGGCGATGAGGTCACGCCTGCCCTGTTCCGTGATGAATTGAGCAAAGTTAAGGGAGATCTTACCGTATGGCTGAACAGCCCCGGTGGCGATGTGTTCGCCGCAAGTCAGATCTACACCATGCTCCGCAATCACAAGGGCAAGGTCACTGTGAAAATCAACGCTCTGGCTGCCTCTGCCGCTTCTGTTGTGGCGATGGCTGGTGATGAAACCTTGATCGCACCGACGGCAATGCTGATGATCCATGACCCTGCGTGTTATGCCGCCGGCAATAAGGCAGATATGGAAAAAGCAATCGAGCTTCTCGAAGAAGTCAAGGAATCCATCATCAATGCTTATGAGGAGAAATGCCACCTCAGCCGTTCAAAAATTGCAAAGATGATGTCGGAGGAAACATGGCTGAATGCGAAAAAGGCATTGCAGCTTGGTTTTGTGGACGGTATTCTTTTCGCAAAGGAAAAGCAGCCTGCGGAGGAAGAGGCTGAACAGGAGGATTCTCCCGAAGAAACAGAGGAATCCGAAGAAGATGAAGATACTGATTCCGAGGATGATGAAAATGAGAAAAAGCCGCAGAGGGATGCTGCATCCATGATGTACACACCGTCCCACACTGCGGCTTCTTTCATGCAGAAAATTTCTGCGTGTAATAAATCCGTACCCATTGCACAGCTGGACAAGCGTCTGGCTCTGCTGAAATAACAAGGAGGCTGATATATTATGACGATTCAGGAACTGAGAGAAAAGAGAGCAAAGGCATGGGATACCGCCCGTGATTTTCTCGATTCCAAGCGTAACGCAAGCGGTCTGCTTTCTGAGGAGGACGGCAAGACCTACGATGCCATGGAACAGCAGATCGTTGATCTCGGTAAGGAAATTGACCGCCTTGAGCGTCAGGAGAAGCTTGCCCGTGAGATGAGTGCTGCGACCACAACGCCGGTTGTGACAACTCCCGGCACACACATTGATACCCCCGAAACGCCCTCTACTGCAACCACTGAATACAGCAAGGCTTTCTGGAACAATGTCCGCAACAGAAACTTTGCGGATGTGAGAAGCGCTCTCCAAATCGGCGAGGACACCGAGGGCGGATATCTTGTGCCGGATGAGTTTGAAAAGAAGCTCATTGCTGCACTTGAAGAGGAAAATGTATTCCGTCCCCTTGCCACAAGAATTCAGACAGCACACGGCGACAGAAAAATCCCCGTCATCACCCAGAAGGGCGAGGCAGTCTGGATGGAGGAAGAAGAAGCTTATACCCTCTCCGATGACGCTTTCGGTCAGATCGCACTTTCCGCCTACAAGGTCGGCACTGCTATCAAGATTTCCGAGGAACTTCTGAACGATTCCGTATTCGACCTGCCGTCCTACATTGCAAAGGAATTTGCACGCAGAATCGGCACAAAGGAAGAAGAGGCGTTCCTCATTGGTGACGGTAAGGGCAAGCCTACCGGTATTTTTGCTGCCACAGGCGGTGCGGAAAACGGTGCGACAACTGCAGGTGCAGCCATCACCTTTGATGATATGATCGAGCTGTTCTACTCCCTCAAAAGTCCGTACCGCAAGAAGGCGGTGTGGGTTCTCAATGAGCAGACTGTGAAGGCACTTCGCAAGGTCAAGGACAGCAATGGTCAGTACATCTGGCAGCCTTCTGTAACTGCCGGTGTTCCCGACACAATTCTCAATCGTCCCTATGTGACCTCCGTCTATGCACCGACTCCCGATGCAGGCAGTAAGGCGATTGCTTTCGGTGATTTCAGCTATTACTGGATTGCCGACAGACAGGGACGTTCTCTTAAGCGTCTGAATGAGCTGTTTGCAATGAACGGTCAGGTCGGTTTCCTTGCATCACAGCGTGTGGACGGCAAGCTGATTCTCCCCGAGGCAGTCAAGACGCTGACGATCAAGGGCACTTCTACCGCAAAGGTGTGATGTGATGATTACACTGGATGAAGCAAAAAATTACCTGCGTGTCGATTATGAGGAGGATGACAAGCTCATCCTCTCTCTTCTCGATACAGCGAAATGTCTTGTAAAAGATGTAGGCAGAATGGATGAAGAAAAATTTACACGCTATGAAGATACAACAAGAACAGCGGTGCTTTTTGCACTCGGTTATCTGTATGAGAACAGGAGTAATCCTGATTATCACGGACTGACTATGAGCCTGCGTTCTATTCTGTTTGCACAGCGGGAGGGCATTATCTGATGGATTTCAGCAGAATGAATCAGCGGATCACATTCCTTGAAAACCACACTGTCATTGATGAAATCGGAAATCACACTTCAAAATGGGACGAGGTCTATTCCTGCTGGGCAAGCGTTACCGTGAAAAGCTCTGCCGAAACCACGAATACAGGAGTCACAAAAGAAATTCAGTCCTTGTCATTCGAAGTTCGGCAGTGTGCTTTTCTGCGGTGCGTCAATCCCACTACCCATAAAATCCTGTTCCGTGGGAGTGTATATGACATCAAATCCGTCACTCCCGATTATCTGAAAAACGACTATCTCAATATTGTATGTGAAGTCAGAAAGGCAGGCGGTGACGATGACATCTATTGACGACCTTGCCGATGAAATCATGGCAGGATTGCAAGAATATGCAGAACTTGCTGATGATGCAATGAAAAAAGCTGTCAAAAAGACAGCAACCACCGTCAAGAAAGAAATTGCCGCCAATGCCCCGAAGGATACGGGTGCATACGGCAAAAGCTGGACGACCAAAAAAGTCAAGGAAAACAGCCACACCTTGCAGATGACGGTGCATTCCAAGAACCGCTATCAGCTGGCACATCTTCTTGAAAAAGGTCATGCCAAGCGTGGCGGCGGTCGTGTGCAGGGCAAGCCACATATCGCCCCTGCCGAGGAGCATGGTGCAGAGCTGCTCGAATCCCTGATTACGGAGGAATTATCGTGACATACGAAGAAATTAACGACATGATGGCGGAGATGGGATTACCTTTTGCATATCATCACTTCGCAGAGGGTGAAAGTCCTGCACCGCCTTTCCTTCTGTTTCTTTCTCCAGGCGAGGACACCTTTTCGGCTGACAATGTGGCATATCACAGCTTTAAGCAGCTGGATATTGAGTTGTACACCGACAAGAAAAGTCCTGCATTGGAGGAAGAAATTGAAGCTGTGCTGACACAGCATGAGATATATTTTACAAAATCAGAAGCGTGGATTGAGAGCGAAAGGCTCTATGAAGTGCTTTATGAAATGGCGATATAAGGAGGAATTTGCTATGGCGAAGAACAGAAACAAGGTCAAGTTCGGTCTGAACAACGTCCACTGGGCAAAGATTATCCAGTGGGGTGCTAACCCTGACGGAACGCCCACCGTGCCTGTGTACGGCGAATCGGTACGACTGCCCGGTGCGGTATCGCTGTCCATTGATGCGAATGGTGAAAATGAGAACTTTTTTGCCGATGACAGCGTTTACTATGTCATCAACAACAATTCCGGTTATGAGGGGGATTTGGAGGTCGCTCTTGTCACCACCGAGTTTGCCACCGAAATTCTGGGAGAAATCCTTGATAATAACGGTGTGCTTGTGGAGAAGAATGACGCAGAACCGTCGCAGTTTGCACTGATGTTTGAATTCAGCGGCGATAAGCACAAGATCCGTCATGTGCTGTACTGCTGTACGGCAAGCCGCCCTGCAACGGAAGGACAGACCAAGGAGGACTCCACCGAGGTCAAGACGGAAACGCTGTCACTGACAGCATCGGCTCTCCCGACGGGACTTGTTAAGGCAAAGACCTGTGAAGCGACTGATGAAACGACCTATAACAACTGGTACAAGATGCCGTATAACCCCGATACTTCGGAGAAGAAGGCGGCTACTACTACAACCACAAAATCTTAAGGGTGCCTGAGTCCGAGGCAGGATGCTGCACGAGGACGAATGGTATGCCGACATTGGATATAAGGAGGCTGGTTAAAATGGCAATCAAGAAAAATATTCTGGTGGACGGACTGGAAGTTCCTTTCAAGGCGAGTGCCGCTGTGCCTCGCCTGTACCGTCTGAAGTTCGGGCGTGACATTTACAAGGACTTTGCAGCTCTGCAGAAGTCCGTTTCCGAGGGTGATGAGGAAAACTCTGAACTGAGTATCGAGAGCCTTGAGGTTTTCGAGAATATCGCATACATCATGGCGAAACACGCTGATCTGGAGAACGTCCCGGACAATCCTGATGACTGGCTCGAAGCGTTCAACACATTCTCCATTTACGAGGTGCTGCCGCAGCTGATTGAGCTGTGGGGGCTGAATATCGAAACGCAGGTGGAGTCTAAAAAAAACATCGTCCGATTGACAGGGAAATGACGACACCGCTGTTTCTGCTCCGTTGTGTGCAGTTGGGTCTGTCGATGGCGGATCTTGATCTGCTGTCGATTGGACTCGTCAATGATATGTTCACGGAGAGGGAGAATGATGATGCGGAGTATGATTATATGGCACAGCAGTCCGATTTTGATTCGTTTTGATTGACTTTTCCTTCATTCTGTGCTATAATTAAAAAAACTCTGGAGGTTAATTATGCAACAGATTTTAGATGAGTTGAAAAAGACAATCGATGCAGGTTTCTATTATTCTGCACTTACTCTTGCGCTGACTCTTCCTGATATTTGTAGTCAATTAGAGTATGGCGCTTCCTCACGAACAAATTATATTAACTGGATTGATTCGCATATGGATAAGGAAGCATTTTCTGTTGGCTTCCCTAATTTTGAAAAAGTGGAATTTAACGGAACAATTTGCTATGCTTTACGATGCAAGGTGCTACACAGCATCAGCGTCGATATAACCACAACAGATGTATACAGAAAAAAACATCTTGAAATTTCAGAGTTGAAATTGATCAAACCCGGAACGATTGATGGTGGCACATGGAAATATCACTTAGACAACAAAAATAACATTTTTACTGCTTCTATTGATACAAAGTACTTGTGTGACATTATCTACAAAACAGTGTTGACGTTTTATAATAACGGTCATAAGGCCGATTTAGACAAACTGTGTTATGAAATAGTATAATACCTTGTTAAAAAGCACTTGCTCCGGCAGGTGCTTTTTTCATGCCCTCAAGAAGGAGGTGACCCCATGGCAAACAGAATCAAAGGCATCACCGTTGAAATTAACGGCGATACCACGAAACTTTCCAAGGCTCTGGAAGGTGTCAACAAAAATATCCGCACCACCCAGACACAGCTCAAAGACGTGGAAAAGCTGCTGAAACTTGACCCGTCGAACACCGAACTGCTCTCCCAGAAACACAAGCTGCTTGCAGAGGCGGTCACTTCTACCAAGGAAAAGCTGGATACGCTCAAAACCGCTGCAGAACAGGCAAATACGGCACTTGCAAACGGTGACATCACGCAGGAGCAGTATGACGCACTTCAGCGTGAGATCATCGAAACGGAAAACGAACTCCGCAATCTGCAAAATGAAGCCGACCGAACAAATACAGCCTTTGCAAAGCTGGAAGCCGCCGGTGCAACCATGCAGAAGGTCGGCGATAAAATCTCCGGTGCGGGCGAGAAACTGTTGCCTGTGACCGCCGGTGTTGCCACGCTCGGCACGATTGCCGTAAAGACAGGTGCGGACTTTGATGCCGCCATGTCCAAGGTTGCCGCTGTGTCCGGTGCGGCTGGTGAGGAACTGGACGCTCTCCGGGAAAAAGCACGAGAAATGGGTGCAAAAACAAAATTCTCCGCATCCGAAGCCGCTGAAGCCATGAACTATATGGCGATGGCAGGCTGGAAAACGGAGGATATGCTTTCGGGTATTGAGGGTATCATGAACCTTGCCGCTGCATCGGGCGAGGAACTGGCTCTCACATCCGATATTGTCACAGACGCTCTGACCGCTTTCGGCTTAACTGCTGCCGACAGCGGTCATTTTGCTGATGTGCTGGCGGCGGCATCCAGTAATGCAAATACAAACGTTGCCATGATGGGCGAAACCTTCAAATATGCCGCCCCTGTTGCAGGTGCGTTGGGATTTTCTGTTGAAGATACTGCTGAGGCAATCGGTCTGATGGCGAATGCGGGTATCAAGTCCACACAGGCAGGTACTTCTCTGCGTTCTATCATGACGGTGCTGTCAGGTGAAGTGAAATTTTGCGGTAAAGCACTGGGAGAAGTACAGATCCAGACCACCAATGCTGACGGCAGTATGCGAGGTTTAACCGATATTCTTGCAGATTGTCGTGTGGCATTTTCTCAATTATCTGAATCAGAACAGGCATCGGCAGCACAGGCACTTGTCGGTAAGAATGCAATGTCGGGATTTCTGGCACTCTTGAATGCTGCACCTGCGGATATTAAAAAGCTGCAAGGTGCAATTTCTTCCTGTGACGGCACATCCCTTGCTATGGCAGAAACCATGCAGAACAACCTCACAGGACAGCTGACTATTCTGAAATCACAGCTTGAAGAATTGGCGATTTCGTTCTCTGATGTTCTTATGCCAATTATCCGTTCCATTGTTTCCCATATTCAAGGTCTGGTGGATAAGCTGAATCAGCTTGACCCACAGACAAAGGAAACTATTGTCAAAATCGCTCTCATTGCGGCAGCATTGGGGCCTCTGCTGATTGTAATCGGCAAGACGATTTCGGTCGTGGGCAGTATCATGACGCTTGTGTCGAAAGCACCTGCCGCCATTGCCGCGGTCAAAGGCGGTGTTGCGGCGGTAACGGGTGCATTGGGCGTTTCCATTGGCACGATTCTTGCCGTAGTTGCAGCGATTGCGGCTCTTGTGGCGGCATTTGTACATCTATGGAATACGAATGAGGAATTCAAAAACAACATCATCGGCATCTGGAACCAGATTAAAGAAACATTTTCAGGACTTGCGGACGGTATCGTTTCAAGAGTCAATGAACTGGGTTTTGATTTTGAGAATTTCACCGAAATGCTGAAAGCCGCATGGGACGCTCTCTGTTCCGTGCTTGCACCTGTATTCGAGGGCGTTTTCACCAATATTGCGAATATTCTCTCTGCAGTATCGGGTGTCATTCTCAGTGTACTGGATATTTTCGTGGGGCTGTTCACAGGTGACTGGGAGCAGATGTGGAACGGTGTCAAGGGCATTTTCATTTCCATCTGGAATCTGCTGGTGTCCACTTTCCAAAACATTCTCAACGTCATCAAAAATGTTGCCGATGTGGTTCTCGGCTGGTTCGGCACGTCATGGAACGGTGCATGGACAGCAGTCAAGGATTTCTTTGTGGGAATCTGGACTTCGATCTCCACGTTCTTCACAGGCATTGTGACCGGAATCCGTAATTTCTTCGTGAATACATGGACGGCGATTTACACCACATTCACGAACATTATCACGGCAATTCAGACGGTTGCCACCACCATTTTTACTGCGGTCAGGGACTTCGTCACCGGCATTTTCATCGAGATTTACAATTTTCTCGCTCCGCTGCTGGAGGCGTTCCGTTATCTGTTTGAGAACATTTTTCAGGCGATTCAGATTCTCATTGGCATGGCGATGGACTGGATTTCGGAGAAGATTTCCGCAATCTGGAACAGCATCGTTTCCTTCCTCACACCGCTTCTGGAAGGCATCAAAAGCACATTTGAAACCATCTGGAACGGTATCAGAACGGTCATTGACACGGTACTGACTGCAATTTCGGGAACTGTATCAGGCATCTGGAACGGCATTAAATCGGCGATTTCATCCGTGCTGGACAGCATCAAAAACAAGGTTTCCACGGCTTGGAACAGCGTATCCACGACCATTTCCAATGTGCTGGGGACGATCAAGACCACGGTTTCAAGCATCTGGGAGAATATCAAGTCCGCCGTTTCCGAGAAAATCAGCGGCATTGTGACGACCGTGAAGGACGGTTTCAATACCGCTGTGGACTTCGTGAAGGGGCTTGCCTCCGACGCTTGGAGCTGGGGTTCAGACATCATCAGCGGTATCATCGACGGCATCAAGAGCATGATCGGCAGTCTTGCGGACTGCGTGACGGGCGTTGCCGATACCATCCGTGAATTTCTGCACTTCTCCGTGCCGGATAAAGGCCCGCTGACCGACTACGAAAGCTGGATGCCGGACTTCATGCGTGGGCTTGCGGACGGCATCAACAAGAGCAAAAAATACGTGGAAAAGGCGGTTTCCGGTGTTGCCGAAACCATGAAACTGACGATGCAGTCGGATCTGAGCTATCGGCTTGATGGGGTGTCTGCCGCTGTTGTGAGCGGTACCGGCGGTGCGTCTGTCGTGAACAATTACTACAACAACGACAACAGCCGGACGGTGAATCAGACCAACAATAGTCCGAAAGC